CAGCTTTAGCCAGCACCTCAATGAAGAAAATTCAAGGTTATAGTAGCCACGGCATCAAATACTCCGTCAATTATACGATGACCAGTGGTTCACCCACAACCTCAGTAAGTAATTCCTACTTAAATGGAGTTAAAACTGCTTATATTCTTCATAGTTTTGGATTGCGAGACTTTCGCATCCTAGTTCATGGTGACGATAATTTAGTCGTTATTCAGGGGATAATTTCCCCTGAGCGCAAAGCGAATTTGGAAAAATACATCCTCGAAACCAACAAAAAACTTGGTTTCACCACTAAGTTGAAGATAAAACATGAGTGGCATGAGGTTGAATATTGTTCTTCGTTGTTCTGGCCAGTGGCAGACGGTTTCGTCCTGGGCCCTAAGATTGGTAAGAGGTTACCGAAAATTGGTTTTTCCTTAAGGAAACTAGATACTGGCGAAGTTAAAGGGATGCTGTTAGGATTGCGCGTCGAAGCGGGGTATATCCCTGTTTTGAGCGCTTATGCGAAACATCAGTTGGGTTTGCTGAAGAAAACAGCAAAAAAGAAGTATGTTGACGACAGATCGGTCTACAAAAGTTTGGCCGCTTCTAACCATAAACCCACTGAAGACACCCATTCATTTTTTGAAGAAAGGTACGGTATAACAGCCCGTGAAGCTGAGGAGCAATTGCTCTCAGTTTTGTCTAATAATCTGACGGACTGTGTGGACTACAGTCTGTTGGAAATGTTCACTACGAAAGACCTGTAATCAGGTCGTCCAAAGGCGGAAAAATAAATAAATAAACAAATCTATCTTCTCATATATGTATAAATGGATTTTACTACAAATTATTGTGGGATGTATTATTCTGATGGGCGGATCCAGCCTAGTGTTGCCAATGGCGCGACGGTTCCTAATGGAGCACTGGATTCTGCTTGTCGTGATCATGACACTGCGTACGCTCTCGCAACTAATGATCAACAACTGGAAACCGCTGATAATAAATTTTACGACCAAACTAATAAGTTGGGGATTCGTGGCAGAGTCTACGGAAACATCGTAAAACACGGCAACAAACTTGCACGCAACAAAATGGCATTTCTTCTGCCGCTTGGTGGCCTCATTGGCTACTCAGCTGGCGCGATGGCGGTGCTCAGTACTATGTTCGGTGGACAAAAACCGAAACTGAG